CGTAGGCCGTCCACTTGCCGTCGCGCGTGGCGTCAGCGATGAAGGCCGCGCACAGTGCGGCCTCCGTGGCGAACGGTTTGGCCTTCGCGGGCTTGCGCGGCATGCCTACGCGGCCAGTCTAAGACCCTGGCCGGCGGCCGCACGGTCTTCTTCGGTGTCGGGGTCCGGAGCCTCCTCTGCCAGGCGCTCCTTCTCCTTCTCGGCATCGAACTCAGCGCTGAGCTCGTTGCGGCGCTTGGCTTCCGTCCACAGTGTCTCGCGGCTGATGTCCCCGCTGGCGCGCATCTTGATGATCCGCTCCATGGAGGCGCCGTCTTGGTTCTCAACGTCGAAGTCGGTGTAAACGTATACCTCGACCTCCGTCTGCTCGTTGAGCCAGAGGCAGGTGTACTGCCAGGCGCGCTCCAGCGCGTCCTTGAGGTTAAGGGCCCAGGCCTGCACCGCTGAATTGCCCTTCTGGGCTGCAAACGCCGTCGTGACGACGGTCAGATTGCCGGTCTGTGCGGTGAGGGGCTGACGCCCTAGCTCGCGAAGTTGGCGGCCGATCTCCTTGTTCTCGTCGGCCAGGAATTTGAGGCTCTGCGCGCCCGGCTCCACCACACCGAAGTCGCCGTGATTGCCTTCCTCGTCGTTGGGGGCATAGAGCACGGCGTAGGGGCCGGTCTTGATGGGCTCCTCGCCCTTCTGGGGTGCCTTGACGCCCAGGGCCTTGAGCATCGGGAAGCAGCTGCGCTCCTTGGCGCACTTGAGATTCGATTCCTGCTGGTAGAGCTCCACCTGCAGGTCCACCGCCACCTGCATCGGCGGCAGCACGCGCCAGCTGCCGGGCTTGCGGCGGCCGGTCAGGAACGGCACCAGCGGGATGACGCCGATGGTCAGTATGCCCTCGTCAACGATCACCCAGGAGATGCGCGTCTGGCCTTTGAATAGCCGCTCCCGGCGCTCGTATACCGTGAAGGTAGCCGGCCCGTAGCTGCGGGAGATGGCCCCGGTAGCCTCGTCCTCAGTCTCGATCAGCTCGCGGTCGAGCACGCGGACGCGGACAACCTCTGCCTCCTCCCAGCCCACGCGCTCGGTTGAGCATTCGAGGATCCGGGCGTGAACGATCTGCTCCTCGCCGTCCACCATGTCGGAATAGACCGCGATCAGGTTCTCGGCCGGCACGCGCACCCAGTAGGGCCGCGCGTTCGCCGCGCGCTCCTGCGCCTGGGTGGCACCGGGCGCGACCTTGGGATAGTCCACCAGCACCCAGTCCACCGCCTTCGCGATGCCGTTGTAGAACATGTTGCCGGCGAAGACGTGCATGCTGTTGCCGTGGCCGTCGATGTCTTCCGCCAGCTCCACCATGCGGGCCGGCGGGCTCTCCCCAGCCAGGCGGCACTCCTGGGCAAAGGGCTTGGCCGCGAGGCCCTGCACGATGTCCGAGAAGATGTTGGTCAGGACGGAGTTGGCGTTGCGGCGCTCCCAGATCGCGACCGTTTCCTCGGGGAACCTCGGCAGCATGGTCTCGCCAGCGGCGCGCATGGCGTCCAGGCCGTCGAGGATGGTCTGCGCCCGCGTCCAATAGGGCAGCATCGCCTCGTAATCGCAGCTCGGGGTGTCGGGGCCTGCCTTCTCGCGGATTGCCATGCCTGCCTCCTATTGCCACCGGCCCTGAACCGCGGACGGGGGCACGTATTCGATGATCGGGTGGAAGGCCATCATGGTGCTGTCACCCATGTTGGGCGACCGCGTGCCTTCGGGTGTCTTGTTGACGACCAGCCGCATGCTCGGCCCCTTGGCGATGGTGGGCTGGCACAGCTCCTTCTCGAGCTGGCGAAGCCGGGGCATCATGCTGCAGAGGCTGATCAGTTCTTCCTGCGGGTAGTAGACCCATTGCTCGCGCGGCAGCTTGAGCGATTGGATGACCCGGTGCGTCTTCTCAAAGCGCCGCCCCAGCAACCACCAGCCCTGAGCCTTGAGGTTCTGGAAGAAGTCCTGGTTCGTCAGCGATTGCTTGTCGCCGGGGTTCACGCGGCGTTTGGGCTGCTGCACCGCCGCGCCCGCATTCCAGGGCACGAACTTCACACCCGGCGGCATCCGCTTGATGTCGTTGAGCCGGTTGATCTCGGCTTTCACCGCCGCGCCGACGCCGATGCTGTCGTACTGCACCGCCATCGGTGCGGAGGCTTCCGCGAACTCGATCGCGCGCCTGGCTGAGACACCGGGGTCCCGGTCTCCCCACTCCTCCGCATCGCGAACGATAATACCTTGACGGGTGACGAAGGCGTTTCTGTCCAGCCCCTCGTCAGCCACGTCAAAGCCGCCACCAAAGGGGCCGCCGTCAATTCCTTCGTAGTAGTCGGGGTCTGCCTCAAGCAGCACCAGATGGGCATCGATGGCCGACTTGACCCACTCGTGCCGGATGATGACGCCCTGGAGTGCCGCCGCATAGTTGCGGTCGACCTCCTGGGCCATGATGTGTTCGAGGCCGTCAGCTTCCGCCTTGGCGCGGCGCTCGTCGTGCCAGGCCTGATCCTTGGCTGGGTGGTCACGCCAGTCCATGATGAAGACGTTGGCGACCCTGCGTTCCAGCTTGGCACCCGGCACCCACACCACACCGGCCTCGCGGCGGCGGTGGAAGACGTTGCCGATTCCGTTGACGCTTGAGATGTCCACTTGGACGTTGGTGTTGTCCGCCAGCGCGGCCTCGATGCGCTCCGGGCGCTCGTAGTGGGCGCTCTCGTCCTTGAAGTAGATGAGTTTCCTGCCGCCTCTGCCGATGTTGTCGCCGGCCTCGCCCGTGATGGTAGCCCCGTTCTCGGGGTTGACGAGCTTCATGTAGCTGGCGTGATGCTTTGGGTCGAAGCCCTGCGGCCAGAACTCCCTGGGGAACCCCAACAGCTGCATCCTGATCTTCTCGAAGATGCTGTCGGGGTCGCCGATCTTGTCTACCAGCTGCTCCTTGCGGGAACCCCACCCCACCGCAGCACCGGCCCAGAACAGCCAGAGCCAGTTCGAGAGCGACACGCATATCCACGTCGCGCCCATGTCGCGGCTCTTCTCGATGAGCGCGGCCACCTGCCCCATCAGGACGGCGTAGAGGAACTCGATCAGCTCCACCTGCTTCGGGAACGGCACGAAGGGCATGCGCGACATGCCGCCCTCGATGGCCTTGCGCGGGTCGTAGGTGTCGCACCACGTCGCCACGAACTCAGCGGGGCGCGTCTTGTAGTAGGCTTTCAGGGCCGGCAGCAGCTCAGGCTTGTCCAGCCACAACTTCCGGCACCTGAAGCGCTCGTTGTAGACCTCCTCGTAATTGGGAGGCCAGACGAACCCCTCAGCCATTGATCGCGTCAGCCCACTGCTGCGCCAGCTGCTCCTGGGTCGCAGGGACGACGGTTGTCACGATCGCGGGGGCGCCAGGCAGGCCGCCGACACGGGCGTCAACCTTCCGGTGATGACCCAGGTGTTGCTCGGCGAGGTGGATTTGCATCCGGACTGCCGGGGAGCCGTGGCCGCGCGCCGACCGCCACATCAGGATCGCCAGCTCGCCCTTGCCCTGGTCGAGGCCCATTTCCCATGCCTCAGCACACTCGGGGTTCGCGTCGAGAAAATCCGCGAACGTCTGCCGGTGAACCAGCAGGATGCCGGCTGCGGCTTTCTTGGGCATGTGCGAGGCCGCCAGCGCGCGGATCTGACGGCGCATAGCCTCTGTGTTTACGAGCTTTGGCGGCCTTCCGCGCGGGCGCTTGGTGATCTCTTTCAGCACCTCGTCAGAGGCGCCCTCAGCGGCTGTGTTCTTGGCCTTGCGTGAGGGCGATTTTTTCGACTTTGCAGTTTTCGACTTTGCCATGCTTCACGGGGCGGTCCTGCCGCCTGCCTCCTTGCTACGACTGCTGACGACTTCGGGTCACCGCTACGAGCCCTGACGACCCGTGACGACCGTGACGACCTGGGCGGATAGCTCCCGGCTAGCCTGCACCCGGTTTGCCCTATCGCGATCTTCGATTGCCCGGCGGCGCTCGGCCCGTTCCAGGCGCTCGCGCCTCTGCTGTTCCAGGTCCGACGACCCAGCTACGAGGCGTGACGACATGGGCCCCCCGCTACGAGGCGTGACGACTTCGCTACGAGGTGCGCCGACACTGACGACCCGCTACGACCCTTGACGACATCGGTTGCGGATACCTACGCACCGCGGCGACGGGTTTGCGCCTTCTGGGACGGGGTGCTGGCTTTCTTGCGCTGGGCGCGCGTAGCTTCGCGCCTGGCTGGCTTCTTGCGCCGGGTCGTAGCTTTGCGAGGTGAAACAGGAACGACCGCTGGCGCGCAAATTTGTTTGGCACGTGCAACTAAGCCGCGGGAACTGCAGTAGGCCGCGGCATCGATGTCAGCGAGTGAAGGCGGCTCCCAGGGGAACACCAGCCACTCGTCGCCTTTGCAGACCTCTGCAACTGTGACATCGAGACGAGGTAGCCGCGAGAACCATGCGGCGCAGGCGCGCGCACCCTGGACCTCGTGCAGTGTCTTGCCGGTGTCTACGATGTCGTCCACCCAGAGCATCCCGGGCTTCTGCTCGGTGAGGTAGGGCAGCTTCAGCAGATGGCTGAGCACCACTGCCAGGGGCAGACCACCACGGGGCGGGCCGTAGACGCCGGAAGCATCGATGCCCTTCAGTGCGGTGGCAAGCCGGAGCGCGGCGCGGTTGAACTCGCGCCAGGTCAGGACGCGTTGCAGTCTTCGCAGCTGGGGCGTGCTCATCGCGCCTTCCGGTGTTCGTCTGTGACCTCCCTCCGCAGCATCGGGTCCGCCAGGAAGGCGCCCATAGCTTGCATCGAGGTCATCATGCCGCGGGTCTTGATGCCGCGAGCAATCATGCAGGAGTGCTCCCCCGAGGCCATCACCATGACGTCCCTGGTGCCGGCAACATCCGAGACGGTCTCCGCAATCTGCAGCACCAGGCGCTCCTGTAGCTGTAGGGCATGGGCGTGGGCGTGCGCGATGCGGGCCAGTTTCGAGAGGCCGATCACCTTGCCGTGCGGGATGTAGGCCACGGTGACGTCGGCCCAGAAGGGCATGAGGTGGTGTTCGCAGAGGCTGTGCACCCGCATGCCCGACACAATGACGGGGGATTCCGGGGCGGCCTCGTCAAAGGTCGTAGCGATCTTCCCGGGTGTGTAGTCGATGAATTCAGCCCAGTAGCGGGCCACCCGTGCCGGGGTGTCCTTGAGCCCAGCACGGTCGGGGTTCTCGCCAATGGCGGCCAGCAGCTCCCGCACCGCCCGCTGGACGCGGCGCTGGTCTACACCACGGCGCGTGATGAGGGCCTGGACCTTGCTGTTAGCGACCACGGGCGCCTCCCCAGGCGAGAACATGCAGCTGGGGGATCACCCGCCAAGTGGCGAGGAGGCGATCGGTGGCGACCCGCTCGCAGAGCGCACCATAGGTCGGGAAGGCGCGGTTATCGCCATCCGCGACAGTGATAGGCTGCACATAGACGGGCATGTGGTGGTGACTACGGGCGATGCTACGGGCGAAGGCGAGGTCGTCATCGTCGGCGATTACGAACTTCAGGACGCCGCGGTCGCCGGCCTGGATGACGCACGCCGCAAGCTTCTCCTCGTCGAGGGTCATCCCAGAGGACGGACCCTTCGGGGAGAAGGTCACCATGTCGCTGAGCTTGAAGGCACGGTTCGGGACAGAGCCCTGGGTTTCGATGTTGGTCCGCCAGCCTTCCGCCTGCAGCGCCCCCACCAGTTCGGGGAGCTCGTGCTGCCAGATGGCCGGGTTGCCGCCGGAGATCGTGACCCAGGAACCCCAGGGGTGCCCGGGCGCCAGCTCGATGAGTGCCTCGCAGATCTCCGCGGCGGACATCTCGCGCCACTTCGGGGCGTTCTCGGGGTTGACGGCATGGAGGGTGTCACACCAGCTGCAGCGGTAGTCGCAACCACCCAGCCGCACGAACATCGTGACACAGCCAGCCATCGCGCCCTCACCCTGGATGGTGGGGCCGAAGATTTCGTCGACCTTCATACAGCCTCCAGCTCGGCGAACTTTTTTTCGTCGACCTTCTCGGCCTCAACGATGGCGCTGTTGGCGCCGTGCTCGGAGACCTCAACCGACCGCAGCCGCACCCGTGGGGTATAGCCGTTGTCGCGCAGCCAGATGTCGGTGACCTCGAACGCCAGCTCGGCGAACTTCTCGCAGCCGCCGGCGGGGACCGTGACAAGGTCCAGGATGCCGCGACGGTGGGCCTCCTCGAACCAGGGCAGTTGAGGATCGTCCTCGGCCACCACGGTCTTGTGATCGAAGGTGTGCTGCAGGGTCTGCTTCAGGCTCTTGAGGGAACCGAAGTCCACAACCCAATTGCGGGCATCTAGCTCGGTAGCCTCGAAGGTGAAGCGGAAGGCTAGGGCATAGCCGTGCAGGAACCTGCAGTGACTATCCGCGCGCCACTGCCGGAATGCGCATGATAGCCCCACGTCGTGGCCGTAGGTCTTGGTCGATACGAACTTCATGCCGCCTTCCGCCAGGTCTTCACCTGTTCCAGCACGGGCCGGAGCATGGTGGGGTAGAGTTCCGGGAACATCTTGTAGCCGCTGAGATGGAACCTCTCGGCCTGGGATTGCTTGTATTGGGCCGCGGTCGGCAGCAGCGCGAAGTCCTCGATGACACCATCACGCTTCAGGGCCGGCCCCAACCGCTCCGCGATACGGGCGTTGCGGAGGTTGTGGCGGTACATGAACATCACGTAGCGATAGCGGTGCCGCCGGAAGAAGGTGTCCATGCGGGCGCCCAGCTTGGCGATGTAGGCGGCATCAAACTCCGCTTCACCGTGGGCGTCGTAGTTGAGGTAGGGAAACTGCGTCTCGAATGGCAGCGGGATCACCCCACCATTGGAGGTCACGATGAGGTCGCAGGCCCCACCGAACATCTGCCGCAGTGCCTTCCACTTCTTGCCGGCGCTGTAGGGGCGCGTCGTGGTGCACAAGCTGCACAGAGCTATCGGGTGGGTGGGCCGGTGCAGCTTCAGGACGGCCTGGAAGGCGCGCTCCATTGTTGGGGAGCCAAGGACATCAGGATCGCGGCCCTGGATTTCCTTCAGCTCGCACCAGTCCGCGCGCGGAATCAGTGATTGGCCACCCTGGCGGATGGCCTTGTTGGCAACCTTCCGGCTCATCAGGCGTCAGCACCCTCGCGGGCACGAACCACGAGGGGATCCTCGACGCCGGCCTGGTTGAAGCCCTCCGCACGGAGGACGCAGGCGTGACATTTCCCGCAGGGCGGATACTCGCCGGCATAGCAGGTGTGGGAGTACGCCAGGGCCGCCATGGCCCCCGGGACCGTCTGGGCTAGCCGGATGCTAGACGCCTTGGACATGTCCATCAGCGGGGCGATGATGCGGAAGTCCTTGATGCCCAGAGCCTGGTTGATGGTGTGCTCCTGGGCATGCACGAACGTCTGCCGGCAGTCCGGATAGTTGGCATTGTCGGCCTGGCAGACCCCGGTGATGAGATTGAAGCAATCCTTGGCGAGCGCGATGTTGGCCGCCAGGGTGAGGAAGAAGGCGTTGCGCATCGGCACAAACGTCAGCTCCACCCTGTCACCGATGATGCGGTCCATGCTGGCATAGTCGGTGTAGGTCTCGAGCTCCGCGGTGCGGTCCGTCAGCGGCGAGCGGCTGCGCAGCACCCCGGGGACGTCGATGATCTCGTGGGAGGCAACACCGGCGAGCTTCGCAACTGCAGCGGCGGCCTCCAGCTCGCGGCTGTGGCGCTGGCCGTAATTGAAGGTCACGGCGTGCAGGGGCTCGAACCACTGCTTTGCCCAGAACAGGCACGTCGTCGAATCCTGGCCGCCGGAGAGGACGACCATTGCTGCAGACTTGCGGCTCACGCTGCGTTCCTTTTGCTGAGGTGGTCGAGGGCCTGGATGAAGAAGCGCGTGCCGCGGCCCGTGTCGGCGATCGCGTTGAACATCAGCGTGCCCAGATGCTTCTGGATGTCGAGCGACATGGCCAGGGCGCTGGCGGCGCTGAGCATGCGGTTGAGGGTGACGCCGCCGTGCCAGTTTTCCATCTTGCGCAGCTGGTGCGGGTCGAACCCGAAGGAGGCCACCCGCGCCATGATCTCGTCGCTGGGCTTCTCGCGGCAGTCCGTCTTCTTCAGGATGACGTGGCGACCCCGCCCCATGTAGAGCCGGAGGGCGCCGAAGCGCCCACCGCTTTCCCAGGATGAGCTGTCGCACATGTAGGGCCGGTAGACCTTG